GAACAAACAAGAGAACAACTAAGTGGCGAAATCCTGTCGCTACAACAGCAGGCTGGAGAGTTTGAGCAGCAAACAGGACAGCGTTTTGACGAAGCGGAACAAGAACGAATTCAGATGTACCAAGGACTGCTTGGTGTTATTGAAGATTTACGCGAAGGACAAGCAACAGAGCTTTCTGAGGCGCAGTTACAAACACTATCTCGAATTACAGGGGTAGAAGAGCGTCTACTAGAACAAGCTGCAACCGACGCTGAAGCGTTCAACAACCTCTTAGCAGAGCAAGGTGTACAGTTCGAGGAAGTAACTGATGCGCTAAGATCAGATATTGTAGCTTCAGAAGAGCGTCTGACCCAACGAGTAGAAGAGTTTGAGCAACAGACGGGCCAACGTTTTGACGAAGCTACTCAAGCACGGATTGAAATGTACCAAGGACTACTTGGTAGACTTGACGAGTTTCAACGCGGGGCAGAGATAGACCTGTCCGAAACTGAACTACGGGTGTTGTCAGAAGTTACTGGTGTAGAAGAACGACTGCTACAACAAGCTTCAGAAGACGCAGAAGAGTTTAATGCGCTTTTAGCAGACCAAGGTGTGCGGTTTGAAGAAATTACTGACGCCATAAGATCCGATATTTTTGCCTCAGAAGAACGACTGACTGGTCAAATTGGAGTCTTGACTTCTGACGTAGCTCGAGTTGCTGAAGACTTGATACGTGCCGATGGCCGCATTGAGCAGATGTCTGAAGAAAGTCAACAGCGTTACAACGAACTAGGCTTAGACATTGAAGACTTAAGTACCTTAATAGGCGTAAACATTGAGGCGCTCAGAGACGACATTATAACACAAGACTCTGCCTTGCGTGAGTTGTTTGAAAACCAAGGAGAACAACTAGGTCAGAGTATTGAAGACCTTGACACCAAACTAGAGGACGCTAGAGAAGGCTTTTCTGTAGAGTTGTCTGAGACAGAGGCTAACATACTGTCTGAGATTACTGGTCTTGAGTCAGACTTTTTACAGTCAATGGGAGAGCTTGAGGGCGGTCTACGGGACGCTTTTGGTGAAGGCTTTGAAAACGTACAGGGTCAAGTAGAAGGCATAGGTCAACAAGTTGCTGGTGTTGAGTCCCGTATAGGAGAAGTAGAAGAAGGCATTGGCGGTCTAGAGTCACAATTCCAAGAAGGTCTAGAAGGACTCTTGCGGTTTGGTGTAGGCTCTATGTTTGGCCTTGGGCAGCAACAGCAGCAGATTGCACAGGAACAGATGCAACAAGCAGCAATGCTGGCAGCTAGACCAGAGATTGACCCTTTCCAAAAACAAGAGTTTGCAGGTTTAGGTTATGAAGCGTATCAAGATCCCGGTATGTTAACACAACAACAACCAACGGCTCAAGAAAACCTTGCCCAATTGATAGGAAGATTAGCATGACATACTTGAACCTAATGAACAATGTACTACGTCGGTTGCGCGAAGAAGAAACCACGTCAGTCACTAGCACAACTTATATCAAGATGGTGGGCGACTTCATCAATGACGCTAAAAAGGTAGTAGAAGAAGCAACAGACTGGTCTGCCTTGCGTGAAACCATTGTTGTAACTACTACTGCTTCCGACAACAGTTACTCACTAACTGGCGGTGGTGACAATGTAAAAGTTATGTGTGTCCTAAACGACACTAGCAACTTGTTCATGGATTACCAGACAAAAGACTGGTTTAACGAGCAACTTTACATCAGCAGCGCAGCAGAAGGCGCACCACGGTACTACACGTACAACGGTCTAGACTCCAGCGGCGACACAGAAGTTCTCGTAGGCCCAACACCAGATGCTGTGTACAGCCTTCGGTTTGACGTAATTAAGCGGCAGGCAGATCTGAGTGCTAACACGGACTCACTGCTTGTACCTTCGCAACCTGTGATTCACTACGCCGTAGCTTTGTTGGCTCGTGAGCGTGGTGAAACAGGAGGTACGTCAGTTGCTGAGTACTTTGGTATTGCTGATAAGTATCTGTCTGACGCTATTGCTATAGACGCAGCAAAGCACCCCGAAGAGATGGTATTTAGGACTATTTGATATGGCTCAAGAACTGCAAAGCATCAATCTTGTAGCTCCGGCGTTCAAAGGTGTTAACACCGAAGATTCGCCGTTGGCTCAAGACCCGTCGTTTGCAGAAATTGCAGACAACGCTGTGATTGACAAACGTGGTCGTATTGCTGCACGTAAGGGCCACACTGTTGTAACAACAAACAAGACTGTACTTGGTACTGACTCTTTGTACAGCATCAAAGAATATAGGGACGACGCAGGAAACACCAAGATATTCTCCGTTGGTAACAACAAGATTATTAGTGGTACAACTACACTAGTAGACGAGACTCCCGGTGGTTACTCAATTAGCGCTAACGACTGGAAGATTGTAAACTTTAACGATCACATGTTTTTCTTCCAACGTGGCTATGAGCCTTTGATTTACTCAAACCATGTAGGATCTGTAGAAGCGCTGTCAAGTCATCCGCATGCTACTGGCGTTGCTAGTACTATGTATGGTCATGAAGTATTAGCAGCGTACGGTCGTTTGTGGACTGCAGACTTTAGTACTAACAAGTCTACTATCTATTGGTCTGACTTACTTGATGGATCGGCTTGGTCGGGCGGCTCTAGCGGCAACATTGATGTATCTAAGGTTTGGCCTGACGGTTACGACGAGATTGTAGCTTTAGCAGCACACAACGGTCTGTTGATTATCTTTGGTAAGCATAGCATCATTGTGTACGACGGCGCTACTTCTCCTGCTTCTATGACTTTGTCAGATACCGTAGCAGGCATTGGTTGCGTCAACAGGGACACTGTGCAGTACACTGGTACAGACGTGTTGTTTTTGTCGCACACAGGACTTAAGAGCTTTGGTAGAACAATACAAGAAAAGTCAATGCCTATTAGCAGCTTGTCCGGCAACATTACAAAGGACATCATTGCCGCACTACAGAATGAAACAGAGTTCTTTAGGTCCGTGTACAGTCCTGAGGAGGGCTTCTACCTGCTAACCTTTACTGGTCAGGACGTAACGTACTGTTTTGACGTGAGAGGGACACTAGAAAATGGGTCGTACCGTGTGACACGTTGGCCCTCAACTAAGTTTACATCGTACACACGATTAGAAAACGGTACGCTACACATAGGCACAACTAGCGGTATTAGTACGTATACTGGTTATAGTGACAACGGACTAGGCTACAGATTTAAGTACTACAGCCCAAGCCTGACGTTTGGTGATAGCTCTAGAATCAAGATTTTGAAGAAGTTGAAGCCAACACTGGTTGGTGCAAACAACGCAACAGTATTTATGAAGTGGGCGTATGACTTCGACACAACATACGCAACAACAGAGTTTACTGTAGGTACTCAGATTACTGGGTTCTACGGTGAAAGTGAGTATACAACAGTAGAATTTACAGGTGGACAGCTAACAAATCAACGTAGCCTCAACACCACCGGATACGGAACAAGTGTACAGGTTGGCCTAGAGTCAGAAATTGACGGGTCACCTTTGTCGCTACAGGAGATTAACGTGATGGCTTTGATAGGTAAATTGTTATGATAATTGCGAACCCAACATATATACCGCCTTATTACCAAACGATGACAACTGCTCCGCCGCCTGTCGGTGGGACAACACCAAGTGGGCCAATGACAGCAGGCGGAACTACCAACAACATTGCGGATACCCTAGGCGGTATACTAGGTGGCATTGGTGGTTTTTTAGGTAGCACTGGCGGTCAACAGGCTTTAGGTACTGGCGCAGGCGCTCTACTTGCACAACAGGCGTACCAACGTCTGGGTGACGTAGGCGAAAGGGCTAGACGTGAGGCGTCTCAGATCGCACGTCAGGGCCTAGAGCAGACAGAGTTTAAGCCGTTTACTGTGACTACTGCTACTGGTGGTATGATGGGTGTCGGTCCTGAAGGTGGGACTACGATGACCGTGTCTCCAGAAGAAGCAGCACTACAACAGCAACTCTTAGGCGGCGCTGGTCAGTTCTACGGTCAAGCCCAACAGCCTATGGATGCCCGTGAGCAAGCCGTGTTTGAACGCATGAGAGCAGCTATGCGTCCTGAAGAGGAACGACAGCGGTTGGCTTTGGAAGAGCGTTTGGCAGCACAGGGACGCCTTGGTACAAGTTCTGCAGCCTATGGTGGCGCTACTCCCGAAATGTTGGCTATGGCTACGGCACAGGAAGAAGCCCGTAACAGAGCTATGTTGACTGCAATGCAACAGGCGCAAGCAGAGCAGGCGCAGCAGGCACAACTTGGTGGTCAATTCTTGTCTGCTGGTTACGTACCTCAGGCACAGTTGACTGCCGCAACAGAACCTGCTATGACTACTGCTCAACTAGCCCAACGTGGACAGCTGTCAGGCGCTGGTATGTTCGGTGAAGCTGAAATGAGCGGTATTGAGGCCCTCCTGTCCTCAGGCATCGGTCAAGCTAACCTCATGGGTCAGATCGGTACAGGCTTATTGCAGCAAGCGTTACAGCCCACGTACGTAAGCGGTACTGGTGGTGGAACAACTGGAGGAACCGGAGGCGGTAGCGGAGGCGGTGTCCTAGGCACTGGTAAGTCTATGTCTGAGTTCCTAGACGACGTAATAGGACTTGATCCGTCCGGTGGCGGCTTGTTCAACATCTTCAAGCTATAGGAGGCCACAAATGGCTAAGTTTTCAACACAATTTTTACAGGGTCTTTTGCAACCTTCGTACCAACAAGGTTTGTTCACGACTGCACAACAGCTTGGCGCAAGACCACGTAAGATGGCGCAGCAGCAGGCGTTGTCTGGTATGGACCCCAACACACCAGAGGGTTTAAGCCAGTTGGCACAGTTTTATCAATCTCAAGGAGACATGAAAAGCGCAACGCAGTTTGCTACTGCTGCGAGAGACCTGATAGAAAGAAATGCTCAACAGCAGGCTTTAGCAAACCGAAAAGCACAAATCAGAACTCAAGCTGAAAACTTGGGTCTTGACGATTTAGCAGCACAAATTGAAAACGTGACTGACACTAAAGAACTTGGTGACCTTGTAGGCACTATGATTGACTATCGCCTCAAGAACATGCCTACTCAAACACCAGCCCAGCGTAAACAGTTGGCTAGGCAGCGTGGCATTAGTGACAAACTATTTAAGGAACTAGGGTTAGCTCAAGCCCCTGACCAAGTGTTTAACGATGTCCTCACAGGTCAACGTGGTGGCGACATTGAGTTCTTCTTGAAAGACGGTAAAGTAATGCCTTTTCGTACCGAAGGAGGACAGGTGTACGACAGAGAAAACAACACGTGGGTCTCTGCTCAACAACTGGGTCTAAATAGAGCGCCACCTGAAGTTCAACGTATTGAAAACCTCAGCGGTACGCTGGCTGAAAAAATCATGGGTGAAGGCGTTGGTCGTTTGTCAGACGGTCTTGATGCTGCAAACAAAGCTGTACTTAGTGTTGAGTCTATTGACACGTCTCTTGAAAACATTGATAACATGTTTACAGGCTACGGTGCTACGTTTAGAATGGACGTTGCTAGAGCAGCACGTGTAGCAGGCATTGACATATCAGCTGCAGATCAGATCGAAAACACGGAAGAGTACGCTTCACTAGCAGGCGCACGTGTTGCTGACTACATCACCAACTTGGGTGCTGGTACAGGTTTGTCTGATGCGGACAGAACTTTTGCAGAA